GCTTTAAGGATAGCAGATGGCACTGACAACATATGCGGAGCTTAAAACGAGCGTGGCGGACTTCTTAAACCGCACCGATTTGACGAGCGCCATTCCGACATTTATTTCGCTGGCCGAGGCTGACTTCAACCGCAAGATACGGCACTGGCGTATGGAAAAACGTTCGACCGCTGTCATTGATAACCAATACACGTCTCCGCCCGCTGACTTCTTGGAGCCGATTAGGCTCAGCATGCTGAGCGGCAATACCAGCCGCTTGGAGCCGATCAGCCAGTCGCAGATGATGGAGCAGCGCCAGCTCGGCCAAAACACCAGCGGCACGCCGCGTTTTTACGCGATCACCGACGGCTCGATAGAGGTGTATCCAAACCCAAACTCTGACACGCTAACGCTTGAGATGGTTTACTATGCCAAGCCAACCGCGTTGAGCGACAGCAACGCCACTAATTGGCTTTTGACTTATTACCCTGATGCGTATTTATATGGCGCATTGGTTCACAGCGCGCCCTACCTTGCAGACGATAGCCGCATACAGGTTTGGGCGTCATTGCTGAATAATGCTATTAGTGGTATAAATTCAGACAGTGAAAGCGCAAAATATGGCGGCGTTGGATTAAAGATGAAAGCTAGGAGTTACTAAATGGCAACGTTAAATGATCGGGTACTAGATAACGGCTTGACCGTTTTGGATACCGAAGCAAATAGAGTTGATATTTGCTCGTCTGAGCCAACTACATATGCCGCTGCAACAAGCACCCTGACGCTTGGCAATGAAACCAGCATAAGCATTTCGGCCCCCGCCGATGCATCGCCAAACGGGCGCAAGGTTACGCTGTCGGCTATCACTGGTGCATCTGTAACTGCTACCGGCACGGCAACGCATTATGCGATCACTGATACCGGCAACAGCCGCTTGCTTGCCACGGGCGCATTATCGGCATCACAGGCGGTCACATCTGGAAACACATTTTCTTTAACTGCATCAGACATCCGCATCCCAGATCCAGCATAAGGGCTAAGAAATGGCCGTTCTTAAAAATCGGGCAAAGATGTCCACCAGTACAACGGGTACTGGAACCATTACGCTTGGCTCTGCTGAGGATGGTTATCAGACCTTTGCTGATGCTGGTGTGGCAAACGCAGATGTAGTAAGGTACGTTATTGAGGATACGGGCGGTGCATTCGAGATAGGCACAGGCACCTATACGGCCACTGGCACTACCCTGTCACGCACCGTAAGCGAAAGCAGCAACTCAGACGCAGCGATTAACCTTAGCGGTTCAGCGACTGTATTTATCGGTGCTACGGCTGAAGATATCCCTGCGCTTTATGCTGATAATGCATCTAGCGCTACTACTCCAACGGCGAGTGGGGCGAATGCCATAGCCATCGGCGACAACACAACTGCGAGTGGTGAAGATGCTGTGGCGATTGGCGATAATATAGTTGCCAGCGGTTTAAGAAGTATTAGTCTTGGCGGTTTTAGCGATGCTACTGGAGATTATTCAGTTGCTCTGGGCGCTGGCGCTCAGGCTCTTGGCGAAAAAGCTGTAGCTATAATTGGCAATGCTAATTACAACCGAACAACTGCAATCGGCATGAATGGTGGCGGCAGTAAATCAATCGCAGGGGTATCTGGCACAAATACGGGTGGAGCAACAGCTTTAGGCGGCTCTTATGCTGGAGCATTAGACAGTTTCGCCGCCGCTATAGGTAACAATACCAGCAGCTATGGGGCTACGGGTGCTTACAGTGTAGCGTTGGGCTACTTAGCTAAAAGTACAGGCTTAAATGCTATGAGCTTTGGCGAAGGTGCTATTGCCTCTGGCAATAGCAGCTTGGCTTTGAGCGATGCAACGGCGTCAGGAAATAACTCAATTGCTATTGGCGTTGGAGCTTCGGCAAGTCAGTCATCAGCTATAGCTATCGGAAAGAGCGCAAACTCTGCGCACCAAAACTCAGTAGCAATTGGCAAAAACGCTGTAACAACTGCCGCAAATCAAATCACGCTTGGCGATTCGACCGCAACTGTTCGCATCTCAGAAACCTACACCCTGCCAACCACAGACGGTTCTAGCGGGCAGGTGCTTACCACAGATGGCTCTGGTGCTGTTACGTTTGCAGATGCTGGAGGTGGTGGCGGCTCACCTGACTTATATGCTGAAAACTATGATGGCACATCGCCAAAGCCTTCTGCCACTGGCGTCAACGCAGTAGCGATTGGCCGCAATGCAACTGCAACACAAGACAGCAATATTAGTGTTGGTATAAATTGTGATGCGACAGGCCTGTTAGCATCTAGTTTTGGGATAGGTGCTGATAGTGCAGGTGGATACTCAACTGCTTTAGGTTATGGATCTGATACGAGTTCACTAGCTTCTCATTCTTTAGCGGCAGGTGCTTCTGCACAAACTGCTGGCACATATGCTGTTGCGCTTCCAAACTCTTACGCCTCTGGCAATACAAGCCTTGCAGGAGCTATCGGCATCAACACAAGTAGCTACGGCGCTACTGGTGCTAATAGTATTGCGATGGGGTATCAGGCAAAGGCAACAGGTAATAATAGCAGAGCAATGGGTTATCAAGCTATTGCTAGTGGTCAAAAGAGTTTTGCGGCTGGAGGCGGCGCAGTGGCAAGTGGCCTTCACTCTTTTGCAATTGGTGACCAATCGACAGCAAGTTCAACTAGTTCAGTAGCTATCGGCTATCAAAGCATCGCATCAATTTCTTATGCAACTGTAATTGGTGGTCGATTTGGTGAGGCTAACGAAAGAGCCAAGGTTACATTTGCTGGTGGAAACTGGTTGAACGATGGTAGTGCAGCCAACTTAGCGCACCAAACTGGTTTATTTAATCTCGCAGGATTTACAACCGATGGTACTGCCAAGGCGCTAACAACCTATGACAGTACAGCGTCTACTGATAATCAAATAGTTTTACCTAATAACTCGGCCTACGCTTTCCACGGCACTATTGTTGCCCGTGAAAAAGCATCAGAAGGCACTGATTGTGCAGCTTGGAAGATCGAGGGTTTAATTCGCAGAGAAGGCTCGGCTGGCACAACAGTCTTAGTAAACTCAGCAACTACTGTCTTAGACAACACACCAAGCTGGGGTTTGGCACTAAGTGCAGACACCACAAACGGATGCTTAAAAGTCCAAGTCACAGGTGCAGCATCCACAAATATTCGTTGGTCTGGAACCATCACTACCTCAGAACTTATTTACGCCTAAAGGAGATACCAAATGGCTATTCAACACAACATCGCAGAAGGTGCAAGCCAATATGGCATAGCCTTCAACAACGCATACTATCGCATCGTGACAGCTAGCATATCGCGCCAACGTGGGGATGACCCCAAGTTCAGTGTGATGATTGATCTCAGCGCTTATGCTACAAGCTCGCCTACCGATGACACCCGCGAGGTGGACTTCAAGCGCATGAGCGCAAATCTAACAGATGTAGAAGCTGCGTCAGGCTCTACGTTCTTAGACAAGTGCTATGCTTGGGTAATGGCGCAGGATGACATGGACGGATCTACTGCCGTTTAAGGAGTAACACATGCTAGGTTTCAGCCCACTAGCGTCTGCCCCACTAGCGGATACTGGGGCTGTTGCAGAAGCAGCATTTGGCCTTGATGATATTGTTGCTGGCGCACCCACGGTTGCCGCATCAACGATCTCTCAGGCGCACGTTCTAACGTCTGCTGACATTACGGCGGGTGTGCCTACGGTTGCAGATGCCACCGCGACATCAGACCAAGCCTTAACCAGCGTTGACATTACTACCGGCGCACCTGTTATTGGTTCGCCTGACCTAGATCACAATCATGCGTTTAGCGGCGATGATATTGTTGCTGGAGCGCCTACGGTTTCCGCGTCAACCATCTCGCAGATCCACGCGCTGACATCGACAGACATCACGACGGGCGTTCCTACAGTTGCCGCTGCCACGGCTGCGGAAGAGGCGCATCTAACGTCAACCGACATCGTGGCTGGCGCACCAACCGTTGGTGATGTCACAATCAGCCAAGTTCACAACTCAACTGCGTTGGATATTGACGCTGGCGCTCCTGTCGTTGGAACGCCTGTTATAACCGGCGCTCAGAGCTTAACGTCAACAGATATTACGGCTGGCGCTCCGACGATAGAAGCGTCTACGCTGGTTGAGAATGTCGCTCTGACATCGACAGATATTACAACTGCCGCGCCAACAGTTGCCGCCTCAACGATTAGCCAAGTTCACGTTATAACGCCTGACGGCATATCTACCGGCACCCCGACTGTTGGCGCTCCAAGCATCACGCAGATCCACAGCATCACGCTGGATGACATCGTGGCCGGTGCGCCAACCGTTGGCCCAGCGCGGTTTAAGTGGCAAGTCGAGCCGGTAGGGCCAGAAACGTGGACGGAGCAAGCTGTCGGCGCGGAGACATGGACGGAGCAGGGGTCAACAGATCCCACTTGGACAGAACAGGAAGCGGCATAATGGAAGCCGAAATGCTTTGGACGGCGGCTCTTACTGCCGGATTGGGCCTGATCGGCTGGGTGCTGAAAAGCGCTGTGGACGAGATGCAGCGCCTCAATATTCTGCTGAACAAGACCCGCGAAGAAATGGCCAAGGATTACGTCACCAAGGCAGACAGCACAGCCGTCATGG